AAATAACCACATTATACCTGATATTAAGTCTTGAATTAATCCAACTCCTACTAGTACTGTTTGGATCATAGGATCTATTTTAGACATAATCAAACCTACAACATCAAATACTGATACTAATATATCTAATATCGGCATGAAAGCTTCTACTAATGTAACAACTACTTCATTTAATTTATCCATAGCTGCTGTCATTCTATCAGCCATTCCTACTTGTTTTTTTAATCCTTCAAATCCATCTTCAGCCATTTCTTTTTGAGCTTGAGCTAAACCTACTTCTGCTATTCTAGCATTTAATAGTCTTTCTTGTTCTTCTGCTTCTTCTCCTGTTGATCCAGCTAATTGTTCTTGTACAAATAAAGTTTGTGCTAATTCTTCTCTAGACATACCAACAGATTTAGCTAATGCATCTTGTTGGATTCTATTCATTTCAGCAAATTCAGCTGATGTACCTGCTTGTTCTGCTATTTCTTGGGCTAAAGTAGCTAAATCATTATTTAGGGCTGCTTGTCTTGCTTTTTCTAAATTAATATTTTTACCTAATAATAATTCTGCTTCTAATTCATTTTTAATACTTTCTTCAAAATTCATTAATCCACTAGCAATACCTTCTAGTTGCTCCATTTCCATACCTAGAGCTTTAGTTACAGCTAATGCTTCACCTAATAATTTTGGATTTTTTCCTAATGATAATGTTGTTGCAGCTGATAAATTTGCTAAATCTTTAGATAGGGTTTTAGTATTAACCATTACTCCATTTTGAAGTCCAGCTGCTTTAGCGGAAGCCATAAATTCACCAGTAATGTCTTCCATGTTATCATCTGTGGTTAAAGCTAATTTAGCTAACCCCATCATTTCTTCATTGGTAAACCCAGCCATTTCTCTTAACTGTGTCATAGTAGTTAAAAGTTCACCATCTAATTTAGTACCTGAAGTTCCTAGTTCTTTATTTAACTCTCCAAAACTTTCTACTAATTTTTTACCTGTAATAAAATTTTCACCAGAAGCATTAGCAATAGCTTGCATTTCGCTTCTTAATTTAGTTGCTTCTTTATAAGTTATATTAGTATTTTTGGCCATATCAGCAGTCTGTTTATCTAATGCTATTACTTCTGCTAATAAAGCTAATGGACCTAATATTTTTTTAAGTGCTGGGGCTAATGCTTTTAGTCCTTTTAATAAAGGAGAGATTGGTTTTAATGCTTTTTGGAGACCTCCTACACCACCTGCTCCTTTTATTTTAGCTGCTGCTCCTACTCCAGTACCCATATCACCTATACCAGCTTTTTCCATAAGTTCTTTAGTAAGGCCTTTTCCAAATCCTTTATCACCTGCTTCTCCAGCTGTAGCCTTTTTAAAGATTTCCATTTCATCCTCTGAGAGATTTGAGAATGCTCCTCCAAAATTAGTACCAAACATGGAGTTTGCAAGTCCTTTCATTCCACCACCACCTGAAAAGCCACCTTCTAAATTTTCTGCTGTAGCTTCTCTAGCTGCTTGAGCTGCTTCTCCTAATTCCTGGGTAAAATCACCTAAACCTATTTTACTGGCTATACCTTCTAAACCTGCAAATGTTCTAACACTTAAATTACTTGCTACTTGTTTAGAAAATGCAGCATTTTGTTCGTTAATTTTTAATAATTTTTCAGCATCTTTTGTTCTTTGCTTTATTGTATCATTAATTTGTTGTTGAAGTTTTTTATCTGTTGTAAGTTCAGAACCTCTTTTTTGTCTTAAAACAGCAATATCACGTTCAAGTTGTAATGATTGTTTAGCTAGATCTTGATTAGCTTTAGCAGTACCTAATGATCTTTTATCAAAAGCAAAAGCATCATTAACTTGTTTTGTAATTCTTCTATCAATACTAAGAATTTCTGATTTAGCTGCTGCTACTAACTTAAGATTTTTTAGATTTTCTCTTAATAATGAACTAAAATCATCACTATTGGCTACATCACCTCTAGAGAATTTAGCAGACTGTTTATCATACTCTAATTCTTGCTTTTTGAGTCTATTTATCTCCTGTTGATTTTTTAGTTCTTTATCAGATGCCATGAATAGGTTTTATTATAAATATTATTACTTATAACTTGTTTTACCTTTGTATGGCTTACTAGCTTCGTTAAACGCTGGTACATTTACTTTACCATCAGAGCTTACTAAGGATTTTTTACCTTTATTTTTACGTCTTTCCATGGCTTCCTTTTGTTTTTGATGTTGATCATCAAAGTGGTCTTGAATTTCTTTAAAAGTAAATTTCCTTAACCAAATAGGCATATTATAAACAGTGTGATAATCAAATCCACCATTTCCATGAAATACTATATCGTGAATGTCTTTAAAAAGTCTCTTCCTGACTAGGGGTGCGGTCTTAGATGTCAGGCCAAAAAAAGTTAAGTCCTATAGGGACTGTTACCTCCTCTCCACTCTCAAGAACATATTCCATATTGACATCGGGTTGTGTGTCTTTTACGTGTTCTCGAAATGCCCTAGAATCTCTAGCTAATAAATAATTATCTACAAACTCTCTAATATCCTTTTTCTCATCCTTACCATCTACTGATGTAATCATATGTTTTAATCTAGTAGTGATTGAAGGATTTGATTCTTTATTAATCTTTTTTAATCCGGCTAATTCTCTATCAATAGCTTTTTCGTCTTTTCCTGTTAGAATTTTATATGTTAGAACAGTACCTGTTGATTCTATTTTATAAGTAAATTCATTTTGACCTTGTTCTAAACCTTTGGTATCAAATTCTTTATTATTTAACTCAGTTAAATCGATTTTATGTTCTACACCACCAATACTTACTTCATAATATTTACCATAACCTAAAATTCTAGATACAATGAATACTGCATTTTTGTCTCCAACAATTAAATCATCAATTTTTACTCCTTCAGTAACAATCAATGAATTTAATAGTTTATCTAAAACAATACCTTTTTGAATATAAGATTGGTTAGAAAGGATATCTTCTTCTCTAGCAGTCATATATTTAATTTCTATTTTACCCTTAGATAAAGGATGATCTTTAGGGTATACTATACCTTTTGAGGGTAAATCAATAGTTTCCGTTGGAAATTTAAAATCGCTCATATAATCTTTATTTAGTTTATAACGTTGTTTCTAGTTATACATATTAATATAAAAAAAAAGCTTGGCAAAGCCAAGCTATTTTTAAAAATATGTTGAAATTTTCTTAGAAATTTAAAATACAATAATCTGGTTGTACTTCTAAACTAATTTCTTGAGCAGCATTTTCAGTATCCCAATTGAAATCTCCAAAATCAGCTGAAGTAATTAAAGCACCTTTAATAATCCATTCTGAAACGATATCACCTACAGGTCCTAATACGTCTAATGTAAGATCTTTTTTATAGAAATCACTATATCCATCTCTACCTGTTACTGATTCGTGGTGTAATCTTACCCATTCCATTACTGCTTGTGCACCTGATGGAGTAATTGGGTCAAATAACGTCATTGAAATTGGAGCCCATGTAGATTTACCTTTAACAAATCTCTGAACGTTAATATGATTTAAAGCTACTGTACCTTGGTTTAATGTTACAGCTCCCATACCTTTAATTTGGTACGATGGAATCCCATCTACATAAAGAATAAATCTATTCTTTTGTTTTGGCTCAAATGCTGTAAAAAATATTTCGTTTGGGTCTAATACTGCCATTTTTATTGTCTTATTTTATTATAAATATTCTATTTTTTAGTTTTTATGATGGAAATGTTGCTCCAGTTGGAAGAACATTGAAATCCAAAATTATAAATTCAGCTGTTTTAGTTGGTTGTAAATAAATTTGACCTACTAACTCATTTCTATCAATAACATCTGGTGTGTTATTAGTAGCATCCATTACTACTTTAAACGCATACAATCCTTGTCTTTGTTGTACTGATTCTAAGTATGGATTTACTTGTGATAAGAAATTATTTCTTGTGCTAATTGTATTTTGTTCAAATACTAAGTTATCTGATACTTGTACAATAAAGCTCTTAAGTGAGATTAATAATCTTCTTACATTTACTCTATCTAAAGCGCTTGCTCTTTTCTGTAATGTTTTCTGACCAAATACTACTGTTCCACTTCCTGGGAATGTTGCAATTGGGTTAACATTTGCTTCATATAATGTATCTCTATTACCTGAAGTTAATTTTCTTTCAGCTCTGATTACATTTCCTAAAGCACCTCTAATTAAACCTGCTGGTGCAAACCATGGGTCAGATGATGCGTCTGTAAACGCATATACGCCTGGTATAAACACTGAAGCTGGGCTCCATACAGTTTGTGCTGTACTTGGATCAATCGATTGTAACCACGGCCAATACGCAGCTGCATAACTTGAATCAAATGCGCCTGCTTGTGTAGTTACTGTATTGATTGTTGAATTATAAGGTACTAAATCAACTACTGCTATACAATCTGTTCTGCTTTGTGCCAAGCTAACCATTTGATTAACTGGTGAAGCGTGTAAAGTGTGAATTAAACCTGGAGCTGAGATTACATTAAATTGGTAATCATCA